GCGGAAGGGAGGAAGTCCGTTTTCGTCTTGATGGTCGACACTTCGGAGTCCACCCCCGAAGGCGGGAGAATGGTAATCAGGTCCCCAGCGGCCATGGTGAAGATGCCGGGGTCCGCCGCAAGGGTTACGGTCTTGGTTGCTCCGGTGTAGGCCGAGATCTTACCCGTCGCCTTTTGCACCGCGGTCGATGCGTCGGTGATGATGGCCCGGCAATTGACGTAGGCGCTGTTATCCGCGCTGCCCGCGGTGAGCGTGAACGAGGTTTGCGAAGAGAGGGTAGCTATAGTGGTCGAGGCGATGATCCCCAGGTCCGTCAGGCTCGCGGAGGCGTCCCGGATGGCCTGCAGGCTGTCGGTGGTGCGGTCGTAGGTGGCCGTCCCGTCGTCCATGATCTGCCGCAGGAACGTCCCCGCAGGCACGGCAGGGATGCCGGTAGCGGTGCCGACCAGGTGATCCAGGTTGTTGGCCTCTAGGGCGTCCTGGACTTCGCTTTGCACCTCGGCGTCCCAAGCGGCGTTCCACGGGACCGCTGTAAGTCCGGCGCCTGCGGCCCCAATATCATCCGTTTGCGCCTCAATGTCGGAGAGGTTGGCGGAAATGGTCGCCCCCCCGCCAAAGTCGGAAGGGGTCCCCATGCGGATTAGGATCGTGTTCGCATCGTCGCCGATATCGTTCGCGGTTTGCGCCGTGGCCCCAATCCATCGCGTATTGACCGGGGGGAAGAATCCGATATTATCCGTTGCCGCGGCGGTAAAGGTGGTTCCAGCGGTAAGGGTGACGGTTTTGGATGCCCCGGTATAATCCAGCACTACAGCAAAGCCGCCTTGAACGGCGCTCGCTACGTCATGGATGTATGCTACGCACCCATTCAGGGCGTCGTCCTCCGCCGGTCCGTCGGTGAGGGTAAAGCTGGTCTGGCTGGAGAGGGTCGCGATCGTGGTCGAAAGGACCGCGCCCTCGATGGCGATCTCGAAAGTAGCGACGACAAACCGAACGGTCTGGGTGTTGACCGTGATGGAGTCGATGACCACGAAATACTTCGACCCCGCGGCCCAGAAACCGGCCGTGGTGTTGTCGGCCAGGCTGATACTGACCCCGTGAATACCCGTCAGGGAATCGAAGTCGATGCCGTCGGTATCCAGGAGCGTGAACCCGGAGGTGCTGGCGCGCTCGGTGGTGCCGCCGTCCTTGTACACCTTGATGTCACCCGCAGCAAGGCCGGACATGGTCAGGCTCTCGCCATTGGTCCCGAACGTGTCGAAGGGGATGTAAAGGGTGGTGCCGGGTTTGACTTTGCCGAGGTTCAGCATGATTTACCGCCCCACCAAAAGGCTACGGGTGAGACCATGGCCGACGGTGCCGCCCCCGCCTCCGCCAGCGGGTTCGGTCATGTCGTCGATGATGAATTCCGCAATGGGCCGCTTGGTGGTCGAGTCCGCATCCCAGCCTGCGGCGTTGGTGCGGGTAGACAGGAGGAAGTCCGTCCCGCCCGGCATCGCGTCGAGATCGGCGGCGTCGGTGAACTCGATCACCGTGATTGCGAAGTTGTGGCCGGTATCGGCGGGCTGGAACCCTATCCGGTAGGTGCTGCCCACAGTGAGGGCAGTAAGGGTCGCGTCCGTGAAGATGAATTCCATGGCTCGGAACCCCGACCCTCCTCCTTGGAATGCGTCGGTGTCGAAAGTGACAGTCTGTAAGACTGTGGTTCCCGAATAGAGGTTGACCACCAGGCTTTTGCCAGTGGCGCTGGTGCGGCCATTAATGCGGATCCCGCCGACCTTCATCGTATCCGAGAATCCGGCGGGAATCGTGAAACTCAGCGCCCATTCGTCTGGGGTGGAGTCGCTGGAAAATTGGGTTTCTGTGTATGCCTTGGTCGGCTCGCCGTACACACGCGAAGCGGTTTTGTATCCCCAGATGGGGGAAAGGCTATTCTTGGACCTAGAGCCCGCAGTGATGGCGGTAGCGATCGGGAAGGACCGGCGCCCGCCGAAAGTATCGTGGCTGATGGCCACGGACATGAAATCGGACGCGCCGATGGTTCCGCTGTCGTAGGCGATGACTATGGCCATGAATTGACCGCGGGTGCATGTGTAGTCGTTGTCTAGATCGATCCAGCAAAACTCACCCGCGGTTAATCCGGTGAAGGTGAAGACGGCGGATGCCGGGGACGCGCCGCCTAGCGGCGTCCCGTCGGGAACCATGGATGAGGTGAGCGCCTGTAGCGAAATCTTGAAATTGGGTGAGGTGCCAGTCTTGGACGTGAGGCGAAATCCAAGGTGAGTGATGGTGGCGGCCTCGCGGGCCTGGAAGATCCATTCGCAGCCATCGTTGGTGGCGTCGATGGTTTGGCTGGTGGTGGACATAGTTCCACCCGTGGAATTCATCCACCCCGGGAAACCAAACCGAAGATTCTTCCCTGCAGCCATTACTTGGCCCGCCCCTTTACTTCCACCGGGGAGGCGGCAGTGAGGTCCAGGGAAAGGACTTTGCCTTTCACGAAGGCGTCATTTTCCAAGCGGGGGTCCTTGGCCAGCCAAGCAGCAATGGCCAACTTGCGCTGAAGGTGGGTGTCCTCGCTTAGCTCTTGAACCAAGGTGCGCGCAGCCTCCAGGGAGGCGAATTCAAGCCCCGCCTTGTCGCTGAACAGGAACTCCACCTTTTCGCCCTGGCGGCGGAGGCCAACAATTTCAACGGCCATGGGCTATATTTCTCCCCAGGAGGTTGCATGTACCCAACCGATGAAACCAAAGGGCTGAAACTGAAGGCGGGGCAGGAAGTCGAATTCCATTACCCCGATCCGCTTGAGAGCGCGATTCGCGAATTTCCCTACGAAATTCGCCTCCTGGGCTCGCATCTTGCGATGCAGCCATCCAGGGAGACGCAGTGGTTCCCCATTGAGAATTGCGTGGTTGAGACCGCGAGCAACCGCGTCCACATATGGGCACCCGGCACGGAGAGAAATCCCAGCTAGGCCGTTCACGGGTTCGCCCCCATCACGTCCAGGCACTTTTGCTTGGTGGCGTCGGACACCTCAACGATGTCGGCCATGTCCTCCAGGGTCACGGTCTCGCCTAGGGCCTTGTAGGTGCTCAAGGCGATCATCAGGTTCCCCGGCGCCCGATAGTGGTACTCGTTCGCCTCGCCCCGCTGGAACCACACCGCGGCCGGGGTGAGTAGGGCTTGCAGCAACTTGATGTCCCGGTCGGTTTCGACAATGCGGACGGTAATCCCGCGATCGGCCTTGAGTTCCGCCACGGCCTCGCGGGTCGCGGCGTTGTAGGCATCCCAGACCCGCCCAGCCTCGGTTCGGCCGAAGGAAAACGCTGTCTCCTTGGTCTGCACCACGCCCGGGGAATTGGCCTCCACCTGGATCGCATGCGCCTTGTACAGGGCCTTGTACTTCGCCGGGGTGTCCTGGCTGCCGCCGTCCCCGAGCTGGTTTCCCGACTCCTGGAGGTGGTACCACGTCGCCGTCAACCGATCCGGGCGGCTGTTGTACTGCGTGATGGTGCCGGCCAGGCTGCGCCCGCTCACACCGTCCTGATAGGGGTTGGTCGGGAGGCCGCCGTAGGGATTCGCCGGGCCCTTGCCGGGGTACTTCCTCGCCCAGATAGCCGTGAACGCGGTGACATGGCTCTTGGCCGCGCCCACGTCCCGCCCGCCGGTCTGGCTGTCGCCCATGAACATCCAGCGGTCGCGCACGTCCACGAGGATCGAAGGGGGCCGCATGGCGGCGATCTTCCGAGGCGTGGGAGCGCGGAACATGACGACCATGCTACCCATCCATCCCCACGGGTACGGCGGCGGCGGATTCGATCTTCCCGTCCTCCCCCCGGTTGATGACCACCTTTTTAGGTGCGGCGAGCATCTTGGCGATCTCAAGCTGCAAGGCGTTCCCCTGCGCCTGCGCCTCGGCAACGGCGTTGATGCTCTGAGCCATCGCCCCAATCGCCTGGGCCTGCTGCGCGGCGTTCTGCTGGAGCAGGCCCGCCAGGGCCTCCATGACCTGTTGCGTCTTCACGTCCTCGGCCTCCTGGATGGCGGGGTCTGGGATGGCGGCGACCCGGGCGGCCTCAAGCTCGATCATCGCCACGCGCTCGGCGGATTGCGCCTTCGTCATCTCGGTTTGCGCCTTGATCTGCGCCTCCGTCAGCTTGGTTTCGCGCTCGATCGCCTTCTCTTGCGTCCCCGCCTGGGCCTCTTTGAGGGCTTCGGCCATCTGCGCCATCTCGGCTTGCATGGCTTGCATCTGCTGCTGGGCGGCCATCATCTCCGGGTTCGGGGCGCCTTGGACCGGCTTCCCGTCCGGGCCCATCTCTTGCGTCAGGTTCGGCGGCAAGGCACGGCGTAGGCGCTCGGCAATCTCGTCACCCTTCTCGATGTCGACCGTCTTCACCACGAGGTCGGGGGCGACATTGCCGATCATCGGCACGCTCTGGAGCATGGAGAGCAGTTTCTCGCTCTCCTCCTGCCGCTTGGTTGCGTAGGCAGGCCCCACGTCCACCACCACGTCATATTGCCCTACGGACAGGTCGGTGATGACCGTCTCGATGCTCTGCAGCATCTCCAGGATGTCGGGGTCGATGATCTGGTCCTGCGGCGGGAAGTTGATGCCAACCAGCTCCTCCTTACCGTCCTCCCCCAGGATGCGCACGATGCGGGCGGTGTCGTAAATCTTGGGGATGAGGTCGATGAGGATCCGGCCCAGGTGCTGGATGGAGGTGGTGAGGTTGTCGAGGAAGTGATAGTTTGCGGTGTCGCCCTCGCGCTGGCGGGCCATGATGGCCTTGCCGCTGGTCTCGTTCCCCCGGGAGCCCAGGGAGGCGTCGAAGATGCCGGTGACGGCCTTCAGGTCTTCGGAAGCCTGCATAAGCCCCTGGACGATGCCGGCGGGGACCTCAATCCCTCCTTGCCGCTGCGGGGCGCCGGGGGCCTGTGGGTCGGTGTTGTATGGCAGGAACGCGGTGTCGTCCGTGTTCGCGTTGGCCCAATACTTCTCTAGGCCCTCAAACTGCTTGAGCGTGCCTACCCATTTGGCTTTCGGGGCTCGGCTGACGATCTCGGTATAGACCGAGGCCCAATAGTTGTACATGCGCTGGGGGTCCTTGGCGCGGCGGACCAGCCCCTGATAGACGCGCTTGCCCTCGAAGAACTTCTCTTCCCCGTACACCACGACAATGGGGATGTGCTTCCCGGGCCAGTCGCGTTCCTCCAGCACTTGGCCGGCGCAAAGCTTGTACCACTTGACGCGCCGATCGCCGTCCGGGTCGATGACCTTGAAGTACTCGGCGACCTTGACCTTATCCTTCTTGACCCACTTCTTTTGCGAGGTGGTGAAGGATTCGCTGTTCCAGCTTGCGGGGTCGGCCTCGGGGTACGCTTCCTTGAAAGCATCCAGGTCCATCTCGTCTTCGATGAACGCCCAGGCGGCATCGGAACCGTCGGGCTCCTGGTGGTCGGGGTCGAGAATGACCGAATCCCAGTTGTTGATACGCTGGATGTAGAGGTCTTGCTCGCCATCGGAGGAGCGGGACCCGGCCTTGTACTTGGTGAGGACGCGGAAGAAACCGATCCCGCAGGTCACGGCGTGGTCATAGCTCGTATCGTAGGCGATGTGGGCGCGGCTGCAGTACTCAATATGCCGAATCAACCCCTGTAAGACCTTGGCGGTTTGCTTGTCGGCGAGGTCGTCAAAGGGGCGGATCTTGATGGCGGGGCGGTTCTGGCGCTGGTCGTTGGTAACCTGGTGGAGGAAGGCGGAAAGCTTGTCCACCGTGACGATGGGGCGGCCTTTGCGGGCCTTCTTCGCGTCCGGGGGCCAGTGATTCATGTTGACGGCGAAGTCCCAGTCGTCGCGGGCGGCCTTGCGGTTGGGGCCATCCACCTCGCGGCCGTAGTCGTAGCGGTCCAGGGCCTCGCGGAGGAGTTTTTCCTCGTCGGTGAGCTCGAGGGTGGCGGGGTTCATGCGCCCATCCATCCCGCCTCAGATTGGCTGAGGGCGAAGTCGGGGAGGCGGATGGGCGTCGGGCGCTTCTTGATGACGTTCTGCGCGTAGGTGAGCGCGAGGGCGTCGGCGCAGTCGGGCGAGGACAGGCCGCGCTTCTTCATGTCCTCTTTCTTTTCCAGTTGGATCCGGTTCTTCGGGTCGAATCCGTACTCGGGCGCGCTCAGTTCGTCGGAAAGCTCATTGTCGTCGGGCAACTCAACGCCCGCTTTCAAGGCGTCCCGCATGCGGCCCCACATTTCAGCGCGCTTGTTGAAGTAGGTCTGGGTGTCGTCGGCGGTGGAGCCGGCGTTCACTTCACAGATTTTCGATTGACCCGCAAGCTGGACCAGGCGATCGACGACACCGCCACCCACACCGACCCCATCCACGAAAACAAGGTCCGGCTCATGTTCTCCGATGAGTTCCATGACCTTGGACGCGGTTTGCATGGTGTCGATTCCGCGCCACTTGATGAGGTCGAGGACGCGGCGCCCTTGTCGGATGCACACGACGTTTTGATCGTCTCCGAACCGGGCCACATCCACACCGAAGACCTTCGCAAGTCCGTCATAGCCTTCCGCCTTGTACTTCTTGCAGGCGTCCACAACGTCGGAGCCGATGAATTGATTGGAGCCGGCGCGGGGGAAGAGACCGCGGACGCGCACGCGGACGAAGTCGCTGTCCTCGCCATAGTCCTCGATCCATTGCTGGATCTGGCCTTTGTTGGTGTTGGGGACCTCGCGGGAATCTACGCAGTAGGTTTTCCATCGGTGCTTGAGCTTGCCGAAGCATTCCCGGAAGCGGCCCGTGTTGCGCGTGGGGTTTCCGAAGATGCACCAGATGATTTCCGTGTCGGCGTCCGTCAGCGCGCCCTCGGTCACCTCGTAAATCTGATCGGCAATGGCGGAGCCCTCGTCGAAAATGACCAGGATTCGTTTCCCTTGGTTGTGCAGGCCGGCGAACGATTCGGTGTTGTTGATGGTCCAGGCGACCATATCCACGCGCCATGTCTTCTCATGCGCTGGGTCCGCCGAATAGATGGCGGTGGCGGTGCAAGTGAACCAGTCTTTGCAGATGCTGAGGCGGTGCCATTTGGAGAGTTCGGCCCAGGTCTTGGTCTTGAGCTGGTTTTCGGTGTTGGCCGTGACAATACCGCGGGTGTCCTCACAGGTGGAGATGGCCCAGATGATGAGCCAGGCCACCAGGGCCGACTTTCCGACCCCGTGGCCGGATGCCACCGCTTCCTGGATGGCTTCCTGAACGCCGATTTCCCCTGCCTTGAGGCGATCCCCAATGGAGTTGAGGAAATCCTTTTGCCAGTCGTAGGGGCCGGCAAACTTGGCCAGATCGCCCTTACCCCAATCGAAGGCATACAGGACGAATCCAAGCGGGTCATGGGTGAACCCGGCCGCGTCCTGCAAAAGCCGCTCAATGTCGCTATCGACGCTTTGCACGCTCTCTCGCTTCCTTGAGGCGGTCGGCAATGGAAACCGATACCTGGGCGTCGATGCGCTGGTAATCGCCGTACTTCTTGGGGTGGAGCTTGGAGGCGACCCATTTACGGGCGTCCACTCTCAGCTTGGACCGCTGGACCTGCTCAGGAAGAAAGACGGGCTTGGCGCCTTCGCCGTCCGTGTCCTCGGATTCCTTGAACCCGTAATCGTTGGTCCCGTCGTCGGCGATGTCGATGATTTCGTCCGCCAGTTTCTCGGCTTGGGCTTCTCGCGCGTGCGCGTATTGCTTCTCAAATTCGGGCTTTTCGGCCAGCCAGCGGAAAACGGTGGTTTGCCCCGGGAGATCTTCAGCCTTCAGGATTTGCCGCAGGGATTTTCCCTCGGCCAATTCCGAGCAAATGCGGTCTGCGATATCCTGAGTGAAAATGGAGGGGCGCCCGCCGCTCATGCCTTGGGCTCCGAGTAGACCAGATAGGAGTCGGTGGAGACCTGGTAGGAATAGGCGACGGGGGTGATTCCCTTTTCGCCGCAGGCGGCTTTGAGCCCTTCCAGGG